TGAGTCCTAGTTTTCCTGCTGCGTCGGGTCAGGAGGGAGTGCCCTCGTCCTCTATAGCGACGTAGCAAGGTCAACACCAATTAGGCAGGGCCGCCAGGATCACAGCTGGCTGAGCTTAGGCTCGCACAAGGTGGTGGGTGTTGGGACCTCAATTGTGGAGGGATGACCACGTTAAAAACCCCGAAAATGGTGCTCTCGATACTGGGACCCGGGAATGTGGAGAAAGGGCGCTGGCCTACATCATGGTTGTATTAGCAGCACAGCCCACACAAACCCGGGGTGGTACAGAGCGGGGATTGCGGAAGTACCGGATCCCGTGCCTTGGCAGTGGCGCACCACCGTGTTATAGCGGAATAATCTCGGGGGGCTGCCACCTCCCCGGGGGCTAGCTGGCGCCTTAGCGAGTAGGTGGTGTAGTCCACCAGCCCGCCCCCGGAGATGCCCCGGGGGTGTTGAGTAGGGTGTCTCAGGCTCTCACCCTCGTGCGGAAACCGTAAGTGACCAACACGTAAACTGTGGAAAAGCGGCGTGCAGGCTACGATAGTGCTTTTCAAAATTTTAATGGCGTACAACAAGACACAGTTGTTCCACGCTCTTTTGGCTGCGGCCCGCTTCGTGCGGGTCTATAGGACCAAGCTTCTTTTCCTCGCCATGGGACTCGTGGTGGGGAAAGTAACGGCGCTGGGTGCAATCCGGACTTGTCTGGAATTGTACTCGAGACGCCTTGAGTCACTGACGCGGCACACTCCAGCTGTCGCGCCAGTCCGTGGTCTAGCAGAGGACGAGTGGATGGTGGCCGATTCTGAAGCCTCCCCTCTCCCCGTGCCCGTCTGTCCAGACTGTCTCAATGAGCCTGAGAGTGGCTCAGGCAGCGAGGACGGTGCGGGTGACAAATGCCTGCATGAGCGCAGAGCCAAGCCCGTTGGTCCGTGGCTTGGTCAGTTGGAGAATACACCTACCGCCTTACCCGCAGTTACCGGTTCGTCTCGCATCAGACGCCGGGCATTGTGGGTGAGACGTCTCCAGGCCCACTTCGGGGGCAGGATGGAGTTTGTGGGGAACCTGCTTGCTGGGCGGTGGTGTGATGACCTCCTCAGCGACCAGGACCACCCGCAAGCCCTGCTGCTCAAGTCGTGGCTGGCTGGGGGTGTAACGATCGTCGGGGGCGGTCGGCTCAGGACCAGCAGAGCGTCTTTACCATTGGTCTTTTTCGTCGCCAATGGTCCTCACGGCGACCAAAGGGTTATCTACCCTGAGGTCGTCGGGCGCCTGCAAGCATATTCGTGGATGAGGCCACGAACGCAGGAGCTCTTAGTCGCGCTCCGATCCCGTGCCCGGGATTGGTGCAACGACCAGGGCTTGCCGGCATACCTCTGGCCCGATGCCATCTCGGGCGCTGTCCTCTCGGTTTGGACCGAGCAGCGCCATGAGATGGAGGCCGAGGCTGTGCTGCGCGCCTGTGGCCAATTTCCCCTACCGTCGGCTTAGTGGTGCCGCGGAACGACCAAAGGTGTGTGTCTCCCTGGGATGGGACAGCTAAATCCCACGGAGCATGTGGAGGTGGACACATCTGAGGTTGACTTTTCTGCGGACTGCGGCAGGCGGTCGATGGGGGCCGGATGGGTAACTGGGGTCAGTGGCACGCTGGTCCCGGGTGTTCATTCGGATTGCGCTCATAACGAGCTGTCCTCGCTGCTGACGAGGACAATGGGGCCAGTGCCACCAAAGGTATGGGAGGACTGTGATGATGTTATCAAGACCGTGTGGCAGCGGCTTGGGCGTCTAGCGGTTCGTTACCAGCAAACACCTTGGTCCCTCGACAAAACTGCGGAGTCATATAGTGGCAGGCTTCGCAGACGTTATCAACATGCCGCCGAGAGTCTCAGGGCCGACCCAATTTGCAAGAAAGATGCAAAGTTGGCTCCGTTTCTCAAGGCTGAGAAAATGTGGTGTGGTCTCAAGAAGGCTAAGCCTAGGATGATTTTTCCCAGATCGCCTAGGTTCAATCTTGAGCTTGCATCATACCTCAAAGGTTTTGAGCATTGGTTGTGGGGACGACTAACGCTCAAGTCTCTTGGCATGGGAAATAGACGAAGTCGGCTCGTTATGAAAGGGCTCGGGCCTACGGCCAGGGCCAACACTCTCCTTTCTAAGTTTAATTCTTTTGTCGATTGCGTTGTTTTCGAGGTGGATGGTAAGGGTTTTGAGGCGCATGTCGGACCGTACTCCATTAAACATGAACACTCTGTGTACAGACAGGCATTCAAGGGCTGTGACAAGCTCGAGAGTCTCTTGAAGGCACAGCGTCGATTGGTAGGGAAAACTCGGTACGGTATCCGATTTGCGCGTGACGGGGGAAGGGCCTCAGGGGACTTCAACACGGGTATGGGAAACTCATTGGTGATGCTTGCCTGCGTTGCCGGTGTTCTTTACGAGAGTGGCATTGACTTCGATTTGGCAGTCGATGGCGACAATGCGCTCGTTTTCCTTCACGGCAAAGATTCAGCGCGCGTGGTTGAATCGTTGTCGGCCCGTGTTGAGGAAACCTCCGGTCAAGAACTCGTCCTGGAAAGACCCTCCAGAAACTTCTCGGACATCAGGTTCGGTCAGTGTGCACCCGTGATCAGTGGTCAAGGACGTTTGACCATGGTTCGCGATCCACGCGTAATACTGTCGAAGGCTCTCTGCTCCCACAAACATTTCCATGAGCGCAAGGGTGCCTTGCGATTCATGAAGGGGGTTCTACAGTGTGAGCTATCGTTAGCGCGCGGGATGCCGATCGTTCAAGCTTGGTGTTTGGAAGGCCTTAGGGCTCTCGAAGGCGTGGTCAGACTTGGGGATGACGCTTATGCCGACTGGAGATATGTTGGTGCCTGGTTCGCGGAGACCCAGCATGCGTTGCCTGTCCGGGCTGAGACCCGGGACAGTTATGCCCGCTCATTCGATTTGTCAGTCGATGAGCAGCTTCTGATCGAAAGGTCCCTCAAGTACCCACACAACGCTAAGTGGGAGACAGGGAAACAACCTGAAGGTCATTGGTGGCAAGCTAGTCCCGGGTTGGCTGAATCCTGGGCGGACGCATTGTTTTAGTTTCGGTTCATGGTCCTTGAACTTTGATGACCGTAGTGTACTAGTAGAACGGAACTGGTGACGGCAGTCTTAATCCACCCGTAGGACGGTGGGCCGGCCTTGGCCGGTGACACGGCCGGTGACAGTTGCGGCCTCTGGCCTGAGCTCCCTTAAACAAGGAGTGGTCTTTGGCTTCCGTGGGCGAACGGCATTACGGCATCTTGGGAATGGGGGCGTGTGCCCAACAAAAACACCATCAGGGTGAGCCGACCACCCTGCCGATACAAAAGAGCGGACACATCACCTCAGTCGTGGTGTGGGGATGTTGCCCCTACAACAACAGGTTAGTGGAAACCAGATGTCCACCAATGTTCCCCACTGGGGGGTTCCGTTTGGCCCACGCACGGGTCGCTTTGCCTCCGGGCCCCCCCTCCCAAAGCGCTTGCGCATGTGGCCGGGCGGGGGGAACATCATAACATCATACGATGGAG